CCGGATAAGTTGCAGTAGCCATGTCAATCTCCTAGATTATTTGACTCGACCCTCCGCATAAGCTGCCATAATTTCGTCTGACAAAGCTTGGTAACGGTCAGGGTCATTCTTCATTAGTTTAATAATGTCGGCCCTACGATATACCTTTTTACGTGATCCCTCTGCACTGCCTCGTGCATTACCTGTATTAGCTGCCTTAAGTGACTGCTTACGTGCCTGTTTTTCAACATTGGCAGTCTGCTGTGCTACTGTCTTCCGTTCTTTCCAGAGTGAGAAGAGTTCGTCTGCAGAGTCAGCATCGTACCCTTGGTCTGCTTGTACAAACAACTGAGTCCTAATTTTAGACGCTTTAATCCACTCAGCAAACTTAGAATCACTTAAGATTTCTTGCATGTCTGGGTGTTTAGCTTGAAGTGTTGCAAGTGACGACTGTTTTTTGTACTGTGCCGTGTACTGCTCCGCTTCTCTAATTTTAGGATGATTCTCAATAGCACGATTAACGGCTGCTTGAGGATCTGTAAAATAGTCAATATCGTCTTCAGGCTCAACGTGTTGTTGAGGTGCTGGTGTCGTTACACTCTGACTAATATAGTCATCAACGACTTTACGAAGTTCACCTACTTCAGAAGACTGACGCCCCAGTAGCTTTTCAGCTTCTTGGTGCATCTGTACAACTTCTTCTAAAGACTTACCTTGGTACTTATCTGGTAAGCTAGGCTCTTTTACTTGAGGTTGCTCAACTTCTTCTTGTTGAATCTCGTCTACTTCGTTTTCAATAGCATCCACATTTTCCTCTTCAGGTTGTGGATCAAGCATTTGCGCTCGTGACATAATTAAACTCCGTGATTATAATCATTGTGGAGACTTCTTTCTACCTGCTTTTTCGTGTTCTCGTACCCATTTCATGTGCTGACCGGGGAAGTCCCCAGTAGAACCATCAAGGTGAAAAGACGGGGCAGATACCAATTTTGTAGCGTTAGCGCCACAACCGCACCTACTGGTTGTAACGCCAGACTCTACCATTTCTTCAAAGACATGTCCGTTAGTACAACGGAAGTCATAAATTTTAAACATCAACAGGACCTTCTTCTTCTACTTCAGCTTGCTCTCTGGCAGCTTCAATAGTGGCCTGTAGATTAATTACTGTTGCAAAAGCAGCTACCTGACCTTTACGAAAGAATAAATCCTCTACGTCTTTTACAGTCTGTATGTCTGCTAATTGGGTTGCGTTTGTGGAAAGCTCTTGCAAGAGTTGTTTGAAACCTTCAGAATTGAAGAGTTCGAAGTAGTTGTCGAAGTAGGTTTCAAGCTCAGTGTTCATAGTTTCCTCTAATGTTGTTAACTATAGTTTTATTATAGCATACTTTTATACAGATGTCAAGCTTTTCTTGTGGACTTCCTGCGTCTACCTGAAGCTGTTACTGCATGTTTAATTGCTTTGGGGCCGGTCTTACGTCGTGCAGAAGAAGCTTTTTCAGCTTTGGTCATCTTGGCCGCTACAGCCTTAGGTCTACAAGAGGGGTACGGGCGCTTGCTTTTGCCCTTCTTTGCAGACTTACGTCCACAGGGTTTACCTGTCTTAACGTCTACCCAGTCTTCCTTAAACCACTTCTTAAGGGCTGCACCCTTCTTACTTTTTCTTACGGCCACTTTTGTTACCCCAGTTCTTAGCGCCTACCTTGCGACACTTAGCTACAGCACCAGATGCGTACGCAGAAGGCCAGACTTTGTATCTAGACTTGACCTTACGTGCACAAGCGTCGTTCGCCTTCTTTTTCTTGGCTGGCATTTTAGTACCCCTTTGGCTTGCTCTTACCTTTTTTCTTTTTACGCTTACCTGTACAATGCGGCATGGTGGCCTCCTTACTTTTTGTGGACTTTTTGGACTTCAAAGTTTGCAGCTTTGGATGCACCCTTGTGTGGCTTGTAGCCGTCTAAAGGGTCCTTCATTAGTTTGTAGTTTTTACCGCTTTTCATCCAGTGATAGCCTTTGGGTGCATTAACTTTCATAGTATCACCATTTTTTACACGACCAGTATCGTGCTGTTAGTTTGCTGGGTGGGTTTGTGTCACACTTGTGACGTGCTCTAAACGACTTACGTCGCGCAGGCTGGTCCTTTTTAATGCTCATGTTTTGATCGCCAAAACGTATAGTTCTAACTGTGTCACCTTCCTTGGCAACTACTACAAACTTTTTAGTTTTATGATTAGGCGTTCGCTTTGGCTTGTTGTACCCGCTTACGCCCGCCCGTGCTAGTCTTGGGTCTGCTTTCTTTGGCATTACATAGTTCCTCCACCTTGGTTTCCAGTCGGTCCAACTTGGTTTGTAGGTCTGCTAGGAGTTGGAATGTTCCTTGGAACTCTTGGTTGACTCTCTGCAGGAGCAGGCGTAGTTCGTGGTCCGTTAACATTGTTTTTACCTTCTATCTGCTTTTCTTTAAGGAGAGCTTCAGCTACTTTCATACGGCGCTCAAACTCTTTATCTTCTTGGTCACCTTCCTTAAGGTTTCGGGTAATAGCGTTGATTTTGTCAATTTCAAGCTCTTGAGGAACTGCCTGAGCTTCTGCAGCCAACTTAGCTGCTCTAGCTTGCGATTCTTGAGCCTGAGCAGACAGTGCTGCAGTTTGTGACTGCTGGAACTGCATTTGCAACTGTTGTACTTGTTGTTGCATTTGCTGTGCCTGAGGATTAGGCTGTGAAGCTTGAGCAAGGGCTGCAAGAAGTTCTTCACGGTTAGACAAGTTCATGTTGTCTACAACAGACTGAATAAGTGTGTTGTACAACGGTGAGTCTTTGCCCATTGTTTGTAACAGCTGTACCAACTGAGTAACTTCGTACTCCCTAGCAATAATGCCTAGTGTACTGCTTGCGTTGAACTTGTAGTCAGCCACAGGGTACGACTCAGGGTCAAACTGCATGTACCGATAGGCTGCTTTCTTAACAAACGGAATTAAGAAGGACTGCTGGAAGTTAATCAGTGTACGCTTGTGGCGTTTAATAATAGCGCCAAGAGACATACTAATACCAGCGGCAGTACTCTCGCCATTAACACTACCAGCGATTCCTGCTGAGTCAACGGCTCCTGTTGCTTGCTGTACCATTTGCTGCAGTGCTCCTGCCTGAGCAAAAGTAATTTGACTAACTTGACCAAAGTTGAACGGCTGAAGTACTTCACGAGGGTCTCCGTTTGTTAAAATCATCTTACCGGGACGTACCTCAGGTTTAGCACCTCGTGGTAAGCGTGTAGCATCAATAGCCATCATTGGGTGGATAGTAAGGCTCAGAGCGTCGATTCTAGCTCTTAACTCTGTGTCCAAAGCCTTCTGAGAGTTATAACCTTTTTCGCAGACTCCACGACCCCAGAAACGTCCGGGTACTACGTCCCAAGGAAATGCAACAATAGGCCGATCTTCCATCATGTAAGGATTGGCTTCGGCCTTTAAAAGTATACCGCCGTTAGCAACCACTACAACGGCCTCTACGTAACGTGAGCTAGACTCTTTCTCTGGTACTGCTTCTTCGTCTTCTTCGCTCATAGCGGAGTCTAGAAGCTCTCGTGGCACTAAACCGTAGTACTTAGTGAGACGTACCTTGTCGTCGTTGTAAATAGTAATGTCTTGGTCAGGCTCAAGATCCGTGTCAGGAGCAGCAGGACCAACATAAACATCGCGGTACACACCTTGTTCTTGTAGTAGTTCTACTTGGTGTATACTGACAAACTCGTCTACTGCTACGCCCATAGCGTCTTCTACAGATGTAGCTACAGGGTCAATTAGAAAGTTCTGAGGCAGTACAGGCTTAAGCTTAACCTTGACACGGTCTGTGATGTTTACTCCTACTGCTTGCAAATCCCCGTCCATAATAGGCTGAGTAGCAGGAGCCATTTCTTTAACTTCTTCAATAACAATTTCACCAATGCCTGTACCAAACACAGCAGCATTAATAAGACACTCTGCAACTGATTTACGAATCATGCAGTTTTCAAAGTCTTCCGTAAGTTTGTTACGCAAGAACAACACGTCTTCTTTTTGACTGTCACCAAAGTTGTCACTTACGTCAAACCACTTACCACGTCCAAACGTAGCTTCCTCTAGTTCCGCTACATTAGACTCAACTGCCTGTTGTAGTGCAGGAGAAATAATACGGGAACGCTCAGACCTACGCTCACTGTCAGCAGGGTCCCATATACCACGCCATAGTCTATAATATTCTTCAAATCTTGCTTCATAATTACTTTCGTAGTAGTCCCTCCAGTCTTCACACTTGGTTATAACCCAGTCTTCAATTGTTTCTTCAACCATAAGAGGGTCTTGTTCATATAAGTCAGTCATATTAGTATCCTGCTACCACGTCTAAAATATCATGGTCTTCTATTTCGTAGTCGTAGTCGTACGCTACTTTTGCCAGCTGGTCGATGTACGCCAAAGCGTCCACCAAGTCATCATGGGTCAAAGGGTCAGGAAACTGAAAGAGTTGGTCTAGGAATCTAGAGTTCCACTCTCCTTTATTCAGCGTAATGTACCCATTTTCAAAGCGCCCCTGTAGCGCCCACATTACCCTGTCTGTTTTTTTCTTGTTACCGTGGGTTAACTCTTCTACTCTAAAGAATGTCCCGTACCGCTTTTGTAAATCCATCAAAGGCGACATGACGGCTTGTTTAGCAATACCTCTTTCGATTCCCACCGATATGGGACGGTAATCTCTAACGGCCTGAAATATCTTAGCTGCTGTTTCGTCAAGACTCCATCTACCGTATATGATATTGTCAACATACCAACCATGCTCACTGACCTTAACCACGGCAATCGCTGTGTCGTCAAGTTTGGAGTTCTTAGTTTTTTTCTTGTTGACTTCTTCAAATCCTGCCAAGTCAACTGCAATGTAGTAATCTCCTACTTCGGGTTTATCTTCGCTGAACCGAACCCAATCTTCCTTAAACATTTCTGACCCACGAGCTTCAAACGACGCCATAAATTCTTGACGGAACGCATAAGAAGACATAGACTTTTTTGCAATGTCGATTTCGTCAGGGTCCAACAACGGGTTATCGTAAGACGTAAAGTGCCAAGCTTTGTACGTAGGGTCATTGTCTAACTCCGCATATTTGTACAATTCGTAAAAGTGATTCCTTCCCATGGGTGTGCCTATAAACATTGCACAGCCCTTTTGGTCAGCCAAGGCGGGTCTGAGGATCTGCTCAAATACCTCAGGCTTCATGTCAGCGTACTCGTCCATTACTAGGAACTTGAGGCTGACACCTCGCATGGTTTCTGGTCTGTCGGCTCCCTTGAGACTAATAGTGGCTCCATTAACAAGCTTAATTTGAAGATTATTAACATGGCTACCACTGATAACTTCATGCCCGAGATCGAGAAGGGTGGTCCACATGATGTCTCTGGCTTGTCCCTGAGTAGGTGCGACGTAAAATACATGGCCTCTGTCCGCCTGTAGTGCGTTAACGATTAACATCCATGCTGCTAACCTAGACTTACCTGTACGTCGCCCAGCAGCTACTATTTTAAAACGTGTGTCGTCTGCCCAGACATCTTGTTGCCAAGGCAGTAGTTCTATATTAAGATCCATTGAAATTATTAAACACTGCTGGTGCTTCTAACAAATCAAACGTAACTACTACTTCTACGTTTCCTGCACTACCACTAGATGCTTTAATAATGTCTCCCGGCTGTAAAACAAAAACTGCATTGCCGTCAATCAGAAGGTTTTCTTTTGACGATATGTTAGTGCCGTTGTAGATATACACATCAGCTGTTGGGCTTGGCTTGTCTACAAACAACGTAATGCTGTTGGTAGAGTTATGCAGGTTGGCTACAAACGCCATGTTCCAATGTGCTACGTAACCAGCAGGTATTTCTACAATTGTCTGCGTAGAAGTGTCCGTTAGGTTTTTGTTTTTAGTGTACAACATTAGTACAACCAAAGCACTGGAGTAGAACCCCTAGTGTCCACATGGACAAAACCGTCGTCAATGCCTATACCTGTGAAGCCAAGGTTCAAAGCATTGGCTACTATAGTGTAGCGGTGGGCGGCATTCGTTATTTTTATGTCAGCCGCAATCCCTTGGGCATGTGTCCCCGGCACCGCTTTTTTCATCTCTATAGGGTGCTTGGTTGGATGACGGTAACCCGACGTTACCTCAAAGGGGAAGCCACATGCACCCCGCAATTGGTCTAACTTCTCTAGGAACTCTTGTTCCATATTGTTGGTGCCAGTGACCTGACAGTCAAACTCTTCTC